GGCGCGGTTGTCGGCAGTGAGATTACCTCGCAGTATACGCTGAATCCCGGTGACGACCTTACTGGTCAGCCGACTGAGGTAGTGAATATCGCCAATGCGCTGTGGACTCCTGCGGTTGTGGAGGCTTACAAAGCAGCCAATCCTGTGGTTGAAGCCGTACAGCCTACCGAGTAATGGAACCAACGAACAGCAGCACCAGCCCTGGACTAAGCCTAGCAGCAGCAGCAGGGGCGACTGCTGTTTCGTTTATTCCACAGCTAACTGACTGGGTAAGGCTTATCACCGCGCTGATTGGCTTACTTTGCGCCTGTTACGCAGCGTTTCGATTATTCCGCTCTAAATGAAAAACACGAAAACAACTCTCGCTGGTGTTGGTGCAATCCTCGTCGCTGTTGGTGGTGCCCTTCGGGCTGCCTTCGACGGTGATGCCAGCACCAATATCGACATCGCCTCGACTATTGCAGCGGTCACCGCTGGCATTGGTTTGATCATGGCTAAGGATGCAACCGAGAAGCCTCTGGTGATCGAAACTAAGCCGTGAACTGGATCTACCAGATCCTCAAGGCTCTGCTCGACTGGTTCCGAGAAACACCACCTACCGATGTTCAACACGGCCAAGCGCCTCAACCCCTCAAGGATGATCTGGCTGGCCGTGTTGCCGATCTGCCTGGGTTGCCAGCAGACGAAGGTGGTCCTGGTCCCTTCCGGTGATCCTGTGATGCTGGCCGAGCCTACCAAGGCTAGCGTCTACTCTTTCGATTCAAACAAAAAGCTGGTGGGGCCATCCCGGGTGGTTCTGCCGGCAGGTTGGTATGTACTACCCAAGCGATGATCACTTACCGCGGCCAAAAGTTCGCAGGCTATAACAAGCCCAAGGCTACCCCTGGCGAAAGCAAGAAGTCCGCGGTGCTTGCTAAGGAGGGCAATAAGGTTGCCCTGGTGCGTTTCGGCGACCCGGGCATGAGCATCAAGAAGCACATCCCAGACAACAAGAAGAGCTTCAACGCCCGTCACGGCTGCGACAATCCCGGCACTAAACTCTCTGCTAAATATTGGTCCTGTAAGGCTTGGAAATGAGAACCGTCACCTACGACTATGTCCTGCAGCGTGCCTGTGAGCTCACTGGGCGCGTTTTCTCATCGCTAACGACCGAGGAGTCCAATCTCTTCCGCACGTTCATCTCCATGTCATTACGGAGCGCCTGGGAGTGTTTCAACTGGCCCGAGCAGACCGTGTATCAACAGGAGTTCTTTGCGGCCAACTACAGCGCGGCGCAGGTCTACTCCGGTGGCATGGTGGTCTATTACCCCACAGAGCAGAAATACTACCAGTACGTTGGGGCCATCAACTCCAACAACCCTCCGACTCTCAACGGCCCTGGAGGCACGCTGAACTCCCAATACTGGGGGCTGGCACAGCCGAGCTACGGAAGCACTGCGACCTGGGACACGACGACCGTCTACAACATCGGCGACATCGTGCTGTATCCTGAGGACCAGGAATACTACCAGCTCTTTGCGACTGCTTCCGCCGGAACTGTTCCCACCAACGCTTCCTTCTGGGGACAACTGAACAAGTTTCTGCGGTACGTCAACCAGCAGACCAACCCAGATGGGACTACCCGGGCTGTTCAGATCGGCGAGACATTCTCGGTATGGCCTGCTGACCCTCGGATCACCTGGAGGCAGCAGGAGCCAGCCTACACGCTCACCGATGACGGTATCCTGATTGGTGACCAACTCCCGTTTGTCTGGATTGAGTTCCGCAAGAGCCCTCCGCTGCTATCGACTGCCGGCGAGGCTACCGCCTATGCTTTCCCGTACAGGTTCTGCGAGGTGTGTTCGTTGAAGGCTGCCGGCCAGATGCTCCGGGTAGATGGCAAGGTTGACCTCGGGAACACTTTTTTAGAGCTCGGTGAAGTCGAGCTGACCAAGGAGATCGACAAGGTCGCTTTGCAAGAAAAGTACGTTCGCCAGATAATTGTCCCAGGCCGCTAATATGCCCGACTTACCCGAGATCATGTCGGTCGACGATGGGTTCAAAGGTGTAATCAGCCGCCTAGATCCCGCCCAGGTGCCGGCGCAATACGTCAGCCAGGCGATCAACAGGATCTTTCAGAATCAGCTTATCACGAACAGGTGGGGCATCGTGCAGCCCAAGTGGGGCGGTAAGTGGACTACTGCAACCAGGACGGTCACGGTCACTTCCAACTCAGCAGCAACGCTAGGAGTAAGCGGCACCCTGATTCCTGCTGGTTCAATCGTTTGCTCCGATCAGAGCGCAAACGCACTGGTGTTTCCTAATGGCACTAGGTGCATTCTGGACGACAACACCAACGTCGTAATGTCGACGGCGGCAATTTCATTTGGTGGCGCTCCAGTAAACAAGAACGTCCAGTTCTACGATTCTACCACAGCCTTCACCGACATCCTCGGTGTGCTGCCTTTCCGCGATCCTGACACCGGCTACCAAGCCCTAGTTGTGGCCACTAACGAGGTGCGCACATCCGATGGCGGTCAGGGCCGGATGTATCTGGTACGACCCAACCAGTCGGACCTGGAGATCCCTCTCAACGGGCACGACATCTACAGCCCGGTGCGTTTGATGCAGGCGACTAATGCGGTGGTGATGTTGAGGCCTGGCAATGCCCGGTATTACTTCACCGGCGCTGATGTCAATGTGGCCAACAGTACGGTGACTCTAAACGTCCCGCCAGACATGGAGTCCGGTGACCGAGTAATCATCAGCCAGATTGGCACCTCTCCAAACCTGTGGAGCATCCCTGGCACCAGCACGGTTTCAGGAGAGGGCTTCGGGATGTTTGTAAACGTAAAGGCTGCCGGCGTTTGTACCCTGCACCTTTCCAAGGCCACCGCACAAAATGGTACGAACCCTGTCACCTTGAACAGTGGTTTAACACCGTCCAACCGGTACTACTTTGAGCTTTCAAACAACACCACCGGGTACGAGGTGACGCAGGGCGTGAGCGACTTTTACAACGATGGCCTGCCTCTCATCATGGAGGCATCAGCGCCTGCAGGTATTCCTGTCTCGGCTTTGGATAACGGTTTTAATCGGATTGCATCGGTGAATGCCATTACAGGTGGCAGCGCTACAAACGACACCATCACCGTTCCAAACCATCCGTTTGTTGCTGGTGATCAGGTTACCATCAGTAATGTAACTGCAGGTGTTACAAACGGAATCTACTACGTCTTCCCCACAGACAAGAACTCACTGAAACTGTTTAGTGGGCCTTCTGAGGAACTTGATTCACTCAACACGGCTTCGGTTGCTCTCATAGGCGTAACTATTGGAACAACTACTGCCACCGCAACATCGGTCTTAACAACAGGAACCGTTGGATCTATTTCAGTGGTAATTGGAGGAGCGGGATATTCAGCGGTGCCGAATGTAATGGTTCAAGCTCCACCATCTGGCGTAACAGCCACAGCGACCGCGGTTATTTCAGGAGGCAAAGTTACATCAATTACTGTGAACAATGCTGGGTCGGGATATGTAACCGCACCTACTGTAACAGTTGACCCTCCTCTTACTAGCGGAATCACAGCTTTAACCATCGTCAATCAAGGCGCTGGTTACGTGACCGCACCAACACTGACAATAACTGGAACCATAACTGGCGCAGTTGCAACTGCCACCATTACTGACGGCAAGGTGACTGCAGTCACTATTACAAGCCCAGGGCATACTGCCAGCACAGTCACTGTAACTGCTGGCAATCCGTCAACTCTGGTAAACATCACGGTTGTTCCGACTAACGGTTCAATCAAGAAGTCCTCTGCCTCCGGTGCCAACGTCCCTGCTGGCCGTGAGGGCTTGTACTTTCAAAACCGTCTGCTGCTGCTCTACGGTCCCGACTACCTGGCAGTGTCCGACGTGCTGGATCCGTTGCACTACAGCCCGATCCTGAATGAGTTCAAGCTCAACACCGGTGCGAATGACGCTGTGGTGGCCTTGTACCCGTTCAATACTACCACGCTGATCATCTTCAAGGAGCGCAGCATTCTCGCTGTGGAGAACCTCTACGGCGACCTGTCGACTACCCGGCTCACCGAGGTTACCCGGGAGTTTGGATGCGTCAGCCAGGCGTCTATTGCGTCCACCGGGTCAGACATCTTGTTCCTGAGTCAGCGCGGTGTGATCAGCCTCAAGCAGACCGAGTTTGGCATCAGCCAGTCGGTAGTGCTACCGCTGTCGGATCCGATTCAAGATGTCATTGAAGAGATCGACCAAGCCAACTGGGAAAAATCATGTGGGGCCTATTTCAACAACCGGTACATCCTGAGCGTCCCGGTGGAAGGTGGCGACGGGACAAACCAACGCACATTGGTATACAACTTCCTCAACCAGGCGTGGGAGGGATACTGGGAAGGCTCGCTGCTTGTTCCACGGTATTACACTCGCCTGGTGGTCGCTGGCACAGACACGCTCTGCTGGGCTGACAACAGCGGGTTCATCCACAACTTCGACTACCAAGCACTGCAGGATCGCAATCGTGTAGGCACGATCCAACAGATTGCTACCTCGGTCTACTTCCGGGGCCATAGCGGTGACAAAAACCCCTATTCCCAAGCAAACCCAACAAACAACAGCGTCGAACACAAGCAGTGGACCAACCTGCAGTTTGAGTTTAGCTCATGGAATCCGACTTATTCCATCACGGCCAACTTTGACGGCGTGAATGAGTCCTACCCGATTGCCACAAACGAGACCAAGAGCCGCACGGCCTACTACATCTATGGCAGCGGAACCTACGTCACCAACAACTCCGGCAACAACTTCCTCGACCCATATCGCGAGGATTACTCTACGCTGCCAGGTATTCGATGTAACACTGCCGGATTCCAAGCGGGGCTTGTCCAATCGTTCTCGCAGAAGGCTCGCTTGCGCCGCCACTCCATTACCATGCAGCCTGTGGTTACCACTACCACCGGTGCGTTGAATATCTACAGCGTCAAATCCATCGCAATTCCTTTCCGACTCTACGGCAAAACCGACGTCTAACCTATGCCACTCTTTGTAACCGTCACGCCAGGCACCACCGTCACCAGCTCCACCACGCTGGATGCGTCCACACTCAACCTGCTAGGCACGCCCAGTGTCGATGTCACCGGTACGGTAGATGGCGGGTCTGTATCAATCACTAATGGATCGGTTCCGCTCGCATCTTTAGTGGCTCAAGCAAACGCCACAATTGTCGGCAATGGATCTGGATCCAGCAACAGCCCTGTAGCGTTGAACGCCTCAGCAGACTTTGCGTTTACGCCTACCACAATGGCGATAAATACAAACGCTGTCACCACTGCGAAGATTGCCAATTCAAACGTCACCTATGCCAAGATTCAGGATGTTGCCGATGCGCGTCTGCTTGGTCGATCTCAAGGTGCTGCTGGCGTTGTTCAGGAACTGACGGTTGGATCTGGGCTTACATTGTCTGGAGGTTCTCTTACAAATGGTATTCTTCGATATACCACTTCTCTCAAAGACATACCAACACTTGCCGCAGGCGGTAGAAACTTACAATGGCTTGAATCATTAGGTGAGCTTCCGTCAATTACGGTTGTACCTCAAATTGTTAAGGTAGTTCTTCGTTGCAAAACACAACAATTACCATTTGAGGTTGGATACGAAATACCAATTGAAAGTGTTTTAATTCAAGGGTTTTATGATAACAGAATGGTGTTTTGCTATCAACCATGCGTAAACATGGGGTTAGTTGGCGGAACTGACGCTTTTGTAAACGTATGGTTTGCAACATTAAACCCGGGAAGCCCAACCTTTCCTTGGACAGGTGCTTCTGCTGTATCTTCGCAACTTGTAATACTAGATAATACCGGTGTTGATATGGTTATTGATACAGCAAAATGGCAGGTTAAGGCCTACCTCCTCTACGCTCCCACCTGGGCATGATCCCCCTCGTCACCGATTACCTGTTGCACAAGCTCCCGGACAGCTTCAAGGGCTGGACCCGTGAGGCTGTGGAGGACTATGTGATGTTTCATGCCGAGCAGGGCACGCTCAAGGTGGCTCTGCAGGACGGGCACGTAGTGGCTGTGCTGGTAGGCTGGAGGCAGATGGGGCCGGAGCCTAAGGAGTGGACCTGGCAGAAGTCCGATCCCAATGGCGACCATTGGTACTGGCACCAGTTCGCCGCCGACTGCGCACTATTCGCAATGGCAGTGGCGGCTAAGTTCTTTCACGACAGGCCGGAGTCGGCAATCCTCCCGGCTATCGGTTTCAGAAACGGTAAACTAACCACCTATCGAAAGGGCTCAATGCCGATCTATAGGATGGCAGACAAAAAATATGGGAACCTCAGTTGAAGCACCAACGCCGCGTAACTACGGCCAAGAAACCCGTGACACGCTGCAGGCACAGCTTGACCTAGCTCCGCAGAAATATGCGGCAGAGGCCAAGTATGCCCCGCAGTATCAGGCGTTGCAGCTCGGCCTACTCAAGTCTGCCACTCCAGAACTCCTACAGCTTTACCGGGACCAGATCGCGCCGGCCATGGGCGAGGTCGAGGCCGCCGCACGCTCTCGTTCCCGAGCTGGCGACATTGCCGACATCTCAACCCTCGGTCCCCAAGCGCGTGCTGCAATCA